CCCATTTACATCATCCCTATTGCGTACCAGATACCTGTGTTGTTAGTCGCGTCTGCCATACCAGTGATGCCGATGCTGCCTGCTGCTGCTACTGTGCCACCGGTTACGTTAGGCGAACTTTTCGGGACCTCGTTCTTGGCCTCGTTACAGGATACGCCGTATATGATAATATCGGATAACCCAGTAACGATAGTGCCAGTAGCGGCTGCCCCGCCTGTCCACGTTCCGGTTACGAGTTCCATACCTGGCCGGATCATGCTAACGTTTGCCGCTAACCCGGTTGTTGGAGTCGCATCTACTGTGTAAGAGAATACCATTGTTTAGACCTCCTACTTTTTCTTTCCTTTAACTTTAGCTTTAGGTTTCTTTGGTGCTTTATTACCTTTCCCGGTAAGTTTGTCGAGGATGGACACCTTTTCTTCAGGGGGCATACTAATAACTTCTTTGTACGCCTTCATAGCCGCCATGTTAGGGGCCTTTCTAAGTTTGGCCTCTATAATGGTCAACCGGTCGTCCGCCTCAATACGTTTCTGATTGTCTTCAAGGTTTTCAATGGTCATTATCGTGTCAGGAATGAAAAGTGGTTTGAACTGTCCCATTGCACCAGCCAACTTTATCCGGAACGCCGCGCCGCACTTCTTTACATAGATTACCATGTAAGGGCCGGTCGTCGGGTCCTGCGGGTTTTTGTCGCTGAACTCTTTTAGTTCGCTTACCTTTTCGTCCTTATCCTTCTTTTCATTGAGCATCTTGTTAACAATCTTTCGCACCATACCTTCATCAGTTTTGTTGTCTGCCTTTGTCATATTAGTTTCCTCCTGCCATAATGATTAAAACTTAGTCGCTAAGTGTTAGGATTATCTCTTCAAGTCCCTCAGTTTACCGTGTGCGGCAAACCAGTTACAGATAAGTTCGTAGTTGGTCTGATAAATACCTTTCTCACCAAACTTTCCAAGGATGAGTGGTCCGCCTTGGTTGTTGACACCGATCTCGTAGTACACGGTTGGAATGTCCATCCAGCATCTGATAAAGTCAAGGTTTACCAGGTAGATAGGAGCAATTCCGCCGGACTGGTCATCGATATCTTTTGAGGTTATGATTGGGATACCAGCGAAAGACTTGACCTTTTGAGGACCGGCCTTACCCTTGTATGAGGATATACCGTTGATACTCGCAACGTCAACTTCGACTGTGGTATACCTATCCTGTACCTGGACAAGTTCGCTGATAGCGCTTGCGGTTGAATACCCGGTTAACAGAACGTATTTGTTGCTGTCCCAAGCACCGCTAGCCTCTGCGACTGTCTGGATAAGTTGGTATAGTAATGGTATTGTAAGTGTCCTTACTGTACCGGAGTTATGCAACACGTTGGAGTCATACCAGCCAGCGGCTGAACTCCTGGTGATACCGTAAACTGACGGGCATGTAGCATCGCCAGCGAACGCTGTAGCGGTAACGTCGTTTGTACAGTTGTTAACCTCTGCATACGAACAGATGATCCTGTCCAACTGGATAGGCTGGTTGATAGCGGATTCGAGGGTTGCAGCACCGTCTGCCATTACCTCTGACAAGAAGTTTTTGTGGGTGACACCCATATCGGTAACCTGTTTCTTCCAGGTAATACCCTGTTTCCTGTCAGCAGCGCGCATTGATGTCTGGGCTGCATCGAATGGTGTAACCATTGTACGTGGAAGGGTTGTTGCAAGTGCGTAACTGTTCTTGACAGTATCAGGAACTGCACCGTTCTGGGCAACACCGTATCCTTTGGTAGATGAAAACCCGGTTACGAGTCTCCACCCATCTTCTTGGTTAGGACCGCCCCACCGTTCTTTTGGAAGGATACCGAAAATGTTTGTCTCGGTGTTAACCTGCCACCAAATGACGCCGCCGTAGTGGGTTACGTAGTTACCGGTTGTTCCAGTAAGCATCGGGTCATCGGCCTTTTTGAAATAGTCGTATGCGAGTTCTCCCATCTCTGGGTCGCCATAGGCGGTTCGCATCTCTTCAAGTGTGAGTTCGGGCATTTATACGCCTCCATAGTTCTGTGATGCTTCCCAAGGATGTTTTACATTTGACTTTACCTTTTCAGGTTCGCCTTCTAACGCTTCCTTGGAAATTGGTTGGTCGCCCGCGCCAGGGGATGGTGTCTCCACTACGCCAACGTCCTCGTCTAACTTTTTCTCCACCTTTGCCTCAAAAGTTTCTTTCAACTGTTCTTTCATAAAAGATTTCATCTCTTCCTTGAAATTGTCGAAGTCTTCCTTCTTAACGCCCTTGTCGCATGCACATGGATACTTTTTGCATACCTTGCAAACTTCCATTTTCTCAACAGGTTCGTCAACTGGTTTAGGTGTTTCCTGTGCCTTCTTTACAGCCTCAAGGTCTGCCTTGACACCTTCTACCTCTTTAAGGATAGATGCCTTGACATCCTCGACGGCTTTCTTAAACTCTTCAACGAGTTTTTGTGCTTCTTCTGCTTCCATAATAAGTTCCTCCTTTTCTATAGAGGATAATACGGACTTAGCGATATTGCACGCGTCGTCCGGTGTAAAATCCGTGATATTAACGTCTTGAAACTGTTTAATGACTAACTCGGCCAGTGGGTTCATCGGCTTACGTGCAAGTGTCCATTCCCATGCCTCAGTGGTCTTAAGAATTGACGGGCACCCTTCAGTAGTGCAACTTGCAGGTTTTCTACGCTGGCCCCTACCACCGAGTGATAATCCTGTGTATGTGCCGTCCATTATACCTTTCCAAACATCGTCGTCTGACGGGTAATGCTTATGGATCTGTCCTACTACCCATATTGCAGGGACCTCTTTTCCACTGTCCAACTTGTATTTAGTGACAACGTTCTTCAAGGTTTTACCTGGCATCTGGTTAGAATGGGATACACCGATGAGGGCACCGCCTGGTCCGCGTTCTTCCATCTTGGAAATAATGCCTGCAATATGTTCAACTGTCAGGATGTCCTTTTCACGATCCATGACCTCGACTGTGCCCCAACCAGCAAATATCCGGCGTTCCTTGTCTAGAACTGCTATACCGGGTTCAAAAGTAGTCATTAAGGATAATAATTAAGGATACAGTTATATATACTTTTACCCAAAATCACTTGTAGTTACCAGTTTTTTGGTAATAAATTGGTAGATATCGTAAAAGTTTAAATACCTTAAACACATATAATATGTTGAAGATAGGGGCGGCAAATACCTCCCATTCCAATAGACAGGTATCATTAGAATCCGCCCCGCATTTTATTTTATTCTTAATGTGAACTTGCCTATACGTTTGCCGAAACCTTTGTATTTCTTCTTACTTTGGATTGCTGCTTTCTTCATAACGCTGTCCATTGTATTATTAAGTTTTTGCCATATAACGTATTCTGGCCGTTGACTGTCGATCATCCAATTGAACGCTTTGTCTATAAATGGATGTGCTAGATAGCCAAACTCGTCTATCTTCCAACGGATGCTACGGACCATTTCACTAAACGATTTACCGCCTTTAGGAGTTATACCCGAACGAACGCACCAGTCGTATATTGCTTTATATGGAACATGTTTACCTGTGCCTGTTGCTTCCCTACCAGCGTCAAGGATGAAACCGTATGCCATCATTTCAAGGATGACACCTAACCGGATACGCATTTTGTATTTGCCAGGTTTAACCTGTGGAGGAAAATAACCTTCTACCTTGATACTATCCATTAACCGGCTATCGTCATATCCTGCCATTCCAAGAGTGCGCTTTAATATGTCTTCAAACTCGGTTGCTAACTTGTTACAAGATTCCTTTAAATTACTTTCGTTCTTAATATATTCCTGTACAAACACTGAAGAGTATAATAGCAAACAAGCGTGTTCTAAACCAGTAACTCGCTTGGTCATCTCCTGGGTCAACAGTTCAAACGTTCGCTCATCGGATGAACCACTTATATTATTAGAAACTGCACGTTTAGAAAATTCCCATTGTGCCTTTACCATACCAGACTTTCCTATGCCATCAAAAACCTCGTCTACTGTACCATTTACTAGATGCGGTATATAGTGATGTGGCGGGCTACGTCCATAAGTGGATCTAACATCTATATTTACTTCAAACGTGATTGGTACACGTACTAAACCGTTCGCTAGAAGTTCAGGGTTCTTGTTTTGAAACATTACACCTTCGTATTGGTATCTACTTCGAACAAGGTTGCGTAACATTCCAGGGTTAAACCCTACCATGTTCAGTCCTTCTTGTCTGATACAGCGGACGGTGTGTTAGTTGGCCTATGAGACGAACTTAGGGACGATACAAGCATCTCTATCAAAAGGTCAAGTTGTTTTACTGCTCCTTCAAGGTTCGCTGACTCGATCTTACCCTGTTTCTGTTCAGGTGACTCGCCAGCACCAATATCGCCGTGCTTTGCCTTGATATGACCGCCTAACTGAGACTTGTTATCGAACGTTTGACCGCAGTGCGGGCACGTGTACTGTCCTTTCTGGCCGGGAGTGTAAGTGCTACCTGACTCGGATTTCTGGTCAACCGGTGTCTTGGTCCGTCCCTGGGCACGAGGACCATCCAACTGCGAAGGCTTGCTTTTACCTGACTCTTTCCCGAACTTGTCTGCAACAGGTCCGCCAGGCCATACCTCGTCAACGAACTCTTCAACTGTGCGTTTACCAATATACTTTCTTACCGACCCTCTACGTTTCTGGCTCTCCTTTATAGCGTAGTGAACAGCGTTAGCATGCGATTCGTCGTCGTAACTTTTTATTATCCGTTTATCGTCTTTATAAGTTATACCGAACCGGCCTTTCCTGTTAACAACCGTGTTGCCAACGTCTATCCAGTGGTCAGTACACTTCTGGATCAATTCCCAGTCCTCAACTGATAACTCAGTGCATAACGGGCACTCGTCCTTGCCAATTGGAGACTGTTTACCCTTTGTCGAATCGCCGTCGGGCACGTCCTTGTTAGGACTATAACTCTGGACCTTCTTATCCCCTCCACCCTGGGGCTGTCCCATCTGGTCCGTGGCCTGGTCGTCCATTACCTTCTGCTGTTCTATCTGGCCGAGAATCTCTTCCCGTTTCTGCAACAATTGTTGGAGCATCGCTTCCTGTTCAGTACTAATGGGTTTCTTCCAAAAGTGCCAGATGTCGTTAGCGTCCCTATCTACCTCAAAGCCCATGCTGTATACCATTTGCATGTTCTGTATCTCTCTCTGGTCGATGTCAAGCCGTTTCATTATACCGCTTTCGTCACTCGATTTTGGGCGGTGCCCGAAGTTTTCTATCCCGAACATTGGAAGTATAACGTCTAACACTTCCGAGATTAGTAACTGTTCGTTCTCAATTGTCTTACGTTCCTTCTCGCTAAGTTCCATACGGTCCCCGACATCGCTACGGACCTCCCCGGAGATTCCCCATAAACTTTCTATACGTTTACGCATCTCGTTTCTTCCGTCAGTATACTGCATCTCTGCTAACGACGGTTGGAGGTCTACCCATTTGACCCCGCCTACCCCGCCAAACCCGGTTCCTTCCGGTTCAGTCGGGATGATAGGGATGTGCTGTTTATCCTGTTTACGCTTGAGCAGTTCGGACTTCCAGAACGTTATGAAACTTTTAATGTTACTAGTGACAACTGATAATACACCTACCGGGATCTTACGCTCGCCAAACCAGTCACGGATGTAAAGGTTTTGGTATATCAACGCTTCCTGGATAATGAACGTGGTAAGAACTGGCGGGCTACCGTACGCGGTTGACGGGATAAACTTTTGTTTGTGGACTATCTCGCCCTCGATATAAAATTTCTGGATGATGCCCATCTCGGTAAACATCTCGAAATAGATGACGTCGTGAGCAATACCACCGCATTTAGGGCACCGGGCATACCCGTCCTTATAACTTATCTTTGACTTGCCAAGGACCGCGGTTTGCTGGTTAGACTGGCTAAACTTGTCAACGTAATTGTCGCTTCCCCATTCCTCGTTCTCAAAAACTGTTTCTATACCGGTCTTTTCCTGGCACGCCAAGCATTTGAACCATCTACCGCCAACGTGGTTGTTCTGGTCAACTACTTTACGGATAAGGTAAGGTGCACCACGAATGATTTCTATCACCTTGGACTTAACTACCATACCTTTGCTCTTACCTTTCTTGTTGACAGCATACCGTTTACGCATTACTATATACCCGTCGTCAACAGTGTTCCAGTCGATGTTACTCTGTTTTATTACCTCGACAAGCGTTTGACCGGCCTTGTTACAGCACTTGAAAAACTTTTCTACCTCAGCGTATTCTTCCGGGTTAGGGTATTCCATCTTACGCTTGGTCTTACCGTTGTCCATCATCTTGTTCTTGAACGAGGTAAGGTCAGTCCCACTCTTAAGATACTCGCCTATCATAGAATAATAATCGTCAGGTTCGTCATCGCATTTTGGGCAATAGTCCATCGGGGTGTTACCAGTATACTTAGTACCGCAGTCAGGACACTTGCTCGTCCATCTAGGATACCATTCCATACCGTTCATGTAACTGTAAAGGTTTATATTGTAGATGCAAGTACGAGTTATCGGGTCCAACTGCGCGATCTCATACATACGGGAATACGAAATGGGGAACGGCGGTATCTTCAAAAACATGTCTGAGTTATAAACAGTCGTATAACCCTGGGTCCTACGCGGATAATCGGTTTCTGGGTCATCTACTGGTTGTAACATCGGGTCTTCAGGGTCGCCAAACTGGTTCGCTACCCATGCAAGACCGTTACTAATACGTTGTGATAGAGTCATATAGAACGTCCTCAGGCGAAACTATATATATTTCTTATTACTTATAACTTTGTTTCAGTAATATTTTTTGCCATTCATCTTATCAGCAGTGCTTTCCCAGGAACCGTCGGCCCTCTGGATCGGGGCCAGGAATACCTCTCCGTTTCCCTTGCAAGTAACGCATTCTCGCTTGACCTCTCCAGGACGAGGATAGTATTTTCTGTTGGGCATACTGTTATCATACACCCAACCACCTTCAGCACCTACATCTATACAGCCTTTGCCACCGCACCGGCTACACACTACATGGTCTGCTTCCATTATAATCACTCCCAGTAACCCGTTCCACCACCGGCAAATACCTCGGTCAGTCCGGGTAGTTCGTTCATAGTATCTGAATCAGGGTAACTAGCACCCTCTCTAAAAGCGTAACAGCAGAGCATAAGACTGTCTACAAAATCGTCGTTCGTCTTAATAGGTTTCTCGGATACCTCGCCACTACCGTCCCTTTGATACTCGTAAGCGTATAACTGTTCAAGTAAAAGGTTGCTCTGGTGTAACCCCGAATATATACGGATCTTACCGTGTTCGAAACGTTTCCTGAGTTCGCTTACCATCTTACCCTTATACTTATTGAACGCTATCCGTTTAACGCTGCCGTCCGTGTTATTTGAAAGGTCACGGTTCTCACCAGCAGCCTCGCTATCGCAATTGATGATGTACGGGTCATACTTAAGATACAAACGCGGAATTATCCCGTCCTCGTCAGCAGGCGCGGTCCATTCCTTGGTTAGCCCGCTCTTCCCGTAATTGTATATCACATGAAGAATATCGTCCTCGTCAACCGCACCTATCGTGACAACCGTTGGATGTGCAAAGCCCCAGTCTACACCGAACGCCGTCTCTGTAAAGTGTAACAAGTCTAACGGGGATAAAAACTTTGGAAGGTCAGGGTCGTCATACGTGCATAACGTGATACAGTCGTGGTCGAACACTGAACCCGTTCCGCTGGCGAAGTTACCGTCTATCTGGATAGTATAATCAGACTTGGAAAGCGTCTTCTTAGCCTTCTCAATGTTATCAGGCGGTATCCAGGGGCACTCGGTAGCGTCCCAATGGTATATGTAATACCCGGCACTGCTTTTCGTTCTGCCCTTGTCAAACCCGTCATCTTCAACCAGTTTAACGTTTCTTTGTATCCTATAGAACTTGTGCCCCATCTTATCAGGGGTTCCAGCAAACACGATCTTTAAATTGGTGGCCGTCCACGTCCCGCCAAGCGCGTCTACTATCAGTTGCTCAGAGATCTCGCATACCTCGTCAAATATGATGACGTCCGGTCTTACACCCTTGCTCTGTTTAGGACTCGCTGTTAGCGCCTGGACCCAACCGCCATGAACAAACTGCGTCTCGGACTTCAACGGTTTACCTACAACTATCCGGCTTAGCACGCTGTAGTTAATGAATATTGTAAAGTATGTGTACAGGTTCCGGCTCTGTTTCTCCGAACCGGAGTTAATGGTTATCCGCAGTTTTGGGGTGAAGAACTCCATGATAGAAATTGCAACCGCGATGTCGAACGTCTTGCTTCCGCCCCTGCACCGACGAGTGCACATCTCTGTGAACCGTGGGTCGCAAAAGTCTCGAAGGAACCGTCTTTGGTTAGGAGTGAACCCCATGAACTTGGGAGCGTCAGCAGCAGTGGTCCGGTTAAGTGCCTCGTCTCCTATCAGGTCCCAGGCAGCGATCCACGGGTTAGCACGCCAGTACAGGTATTTATCCCGCCATTCCATCCTGAACCGTTTCTTTAACCGCATTATGTCTACTATACTACGCATATGAGTATCTAACGACATGTGATACTTGTCGAGAATACTAGGGTTACCACTAACCTCTTTAGATAACCTGTCTATGTTAGCAAGGTACGCGTTCAACGAGTCCTGGGTATCGCCTATACCAGCAACGTTCTCGGTATACTGTTTCTTCATTAACAGGGTCAACGGGTTGATCTCAATGTCTTTAGCGTCAACGCTGTCGTTTATCTTAGAATACTTTTCGAACAACTGTTGCTTGGTAAGTCTAGGCTTCATTCTATCCGGGCTATGACAGAGTTCTCGTGTATAAGGTAGTTGCCGTCAGGAGACTTTATGGGCGCGCCACTGAAAAGTAATACGTTACCATTCTTATAATCGCTACCGGGCCATGACCGGATTACCTTTCCCATCTCAAACTCTTCATCTTCGTTTACACCGGCAGGGATGTATATACCGCCCTCTGTCTTCCGCTCTTTATCTTTCTTATCTTCCTTACAATACAATATGTAACCTTCACTAGGTACTACGTTCATTCTTTTTCCTCCTCATCTGGCT